TTCCCATTTTAAGTAAAGAGCGAGCCGCCATACCTGACGACCTCATCTTTGGTAGTTTAACATCAGTCATAGATTGCATTTGCTGAGCAGAGTCGCCCATGCTTAGAGAAGGAAGTGGGCCATAATCTTTTTTCTTCTCTTGGTAAAACTCATCAGCAGTCTTTACCTTCTTACCACCAAAACACATATCAACTCTTCCTATTTCTCTTTGCAAAGTTTCTAGCAGCTTCAACACTTCCAAAGCCCCAAGCCTTTAATGCTAAAGCTTTACGCGTTGGTCTACCCTTCTCATCTTTCATCGGGCCTTTCATTCCAGCAAACCGAGCAGCAAATGAAACCTTGCGACCCATCTTCTTCGAGCCAGCCTTAGGTTTACTCTTAACTGGGGGTTTTAAATTAGCACCCTCAGTCCTTTTAAAATGTGCGCGACCTTCAGGGGTTAAACCACCTTTAGGATCTTTATGCTCACTTCGCATGACCACCACTCTTTAATGCAAGCTTCACCTTAGACATATCATCCTTCGGTGGATACTTCTCTGGACTCTTTTCAAAACGTGCCATGACTAAACCCTATAACAATAAAAATATTTATGACAACGCACAAAATACCTTTTTCAGAAATAATGTGAGTGAAAGAGTTTCTCTGTAACAGCTACAGCAACTTTCTCCCCACCCCCCTTGTAGCTACTAGCGCAGAACAAAGAGTTATCCTAGGTCAATCATAACACGAATATCTCCAGCTACTTGCACTTGGCTTCGATCGATAGGCTTGTAGCCAGCGCGGTCTAGCAAATCCTTGGCAGCTTCAAGCTGGACATATTCGCTCTTGGCTCCTGTGGCTAGCCGTCTAACAGTTCCAGCTGCAAGTGTAGCAGAGATACCAAACTCTTCGTTCATGCGCTTCATCAAGTAGCTCTGCACATGGGCAAGCTTTAAAGTCTTAGTTGCTGTAACTCTTCCAGATTCGCCAGAAGCATAACCAGCGTCTTGAGCAGCCTGCCCGATACTACAGCCTTTTGCTACGAGCGTGTCTACTAAGGCAGTCTGCTTTGCAGTCAGTTTCTTAGCTACAGTCAGTCTCATTACTCATTCCTTTTCTATGGACGTAATAGATTACTAGCTAACTACTGCAATTGAAGTCAAGATCATCATTACCTTAGTAATTAGGAATGAGTAAGCTTTATTATCTGCTTGAAAGCCCCCCCTATGATCCCCCCCATCTACGGACTGACTGCAAGTCCTGTCAATCTATTACCTTACGTCACTTGTGTATGGATACTACCGTGGGTACTACATATTGTGGTTGGCCAAGCTACTGAGGTATTGACAGGATAGCCAGCTAGTTCATCGAGCGTACACTTATGTTTGCACAACTTAGCATTGTGTCCTGACCACGTTTGACTAATAGCTCGGATTGCACCCTTCGACCACTGATCCAAATCATAGGCAGAAAAGCTTCGCAACCCCACAAGGGGGTCAGGCCCGCAAGCGGGTGCGTAGCTCGGAGCCGCAAGTGCGGTTTATGCTCTATGATATTGGGCGGTACGAAGGGCTGATCCTTCGCAATTTAGTAAAACATGGAGAACAAAATGGCTAAAGTTGAAAACATAAATGTAACGCTAGATAAACTAGCTAACTATACTGTAACTACACATAATGATGTAACTGGACAAGTTGCTAACGACAAGTTTATTACTGATGTAGCTAGAACGTTAACAAACGTTCCAATCTACGCAGCGAGAAACAAACGATCCTATATCGAAAAAATGTACGCTGAAATGATGGCTTACGTTAGTTACGATAACAACGATAAAGTTGCTACAGTACAAAGTGATAAATATTATCAAGCTAAAGATAGATATGAGTATCTTGCCCCAAAGTTAGATGATGAAGCTATAGCTTTTGATCATGTTGCTGACGTGTATAAAGCTTGGTTTACAGAATATACTGGGCAAGATTACGATGCACCCACTACTTCTAGACCAAAGCAATTAAACAAAGAGCAACAAAATAAGCTTGCTGCTATCGAAGCAAGACGAGTAGCTGCCGCATAGTGGCTACTTACACCTAAGCAAGTGTATAAACTGCTTACCAAGCTAGTAACTGCAAGGGGGCAACTCTGCTCAAGACGCTTTGCTTCTGGCGAAAGGGGAATGTCATGCGACATTGCCCAAGCTTTGTAAGTTTAATGCTTGCAAAGTTTTTTAATTAAAAATAGTATTGCTTATACGCAGTACATAAACACGGAGAACTATTATGAAAATTAGAACCACTATTGACTCTGACACTATACCAGTAAAACTGACATTGCCTGTTAGGGATCTCATCGACTTGTCAAACTTTTTTCAGGATCAAGAAATCAAAAACAGATTAGAAAAAACTGAGCACTATTTTGTTAGAGAGTTTTCAAAACAGCTACAAGTAGAAGCTATAAAGATAAATGAAATGGTAAGAGGTGTACAATGAACATGATGTCAAAGATAAATGACTGGGATTTCCCAGTTGAAATGATGCCAACACCTAACGCAGTCACTGGTGATCCAGAGCCTGATGCATTCCAAGTTATTCGAACAGATACTAATGCTGTGCTTGGACATCATGGCTCACGTTATAAGCTAGTACCACATGACGATGTAGTTAATTCTATTATGGATGCAGTAAAGCAATCAGACATTACTACTGATTACAAAGAGCCATCTATCAGTGTCTTTGAGAATGGTCGTAAGATGCGTGGTGAACTAATCTTTCCAGACCTTACAATACAACCAAAGGTCGGTGACATTGTTCAAGCCAGAATAGTATTTACTAACAGCTATGATCAAAGCTGGAGTTTCTTTCAGTCCTTCGATGCATTGCGTTTGTTTTGCCTCAATGGTTGCACAACACCTAATGCTGTAGCTCGTAGCAGATACAAGCACACAACGTTTCTTAATGTTGATGGCTCTGCTGCTAAGATACAGAAAGGTGCTGAGCATTTTCATACACGCAAAGATGAATGGCAGAAGTGGATGAAGCGTAAGATCTCAAACGATTATGCTGAGATATTCTTCAAGAAAACAATAGCTAAAGGTTTTAGTAGACAGCAATCTGTTGACAACGTGAACCAAAAACAAATGGAAAACCTGTTGCGTATCTGGGAGAATGAAACAAAACAACTCGGCAATAATCAGTGGGCATTATACAATTGCCTTACTTACTGGGCCACTCATACTAACGATGCACGAACACCCCATGTTCAACGCCACAATCGTGAACAAGAAATTGCCAAAGCAATGAAGTCAAATATGTGGACTCAGTTAGATGTCTTTCAACAGGGAGTATGAGGACTGTGATCACTGCAATGGTGAAGGATACTTCAAAGGCTTTCAGGAGTTTAACTTTGTAGAAGTTAATGTTCCTTGTCCTCGATGCTGTGGCCTTGGATGGAATACAAAAGGCCTTGACACTCAAGAGGATCAGATTGCATAACTGCAATCATGAAGTCGTATCTACAATTAGTAAGTGATAAAGCTTATAAAGCTGATGTAAAACTTGAGGATGCTTTTGATAAAGCAGGAGCATCCCATACTACATACTGGAGAACAAAGAATAAAAGAACTGAATTGAAATATGATACGGCATTGAGGATCTTCAATGCAATCGAAGAACTATATCAGATACAACAAGGTCGTGAGTATTCCAAACGACTACGAGAAACTAATCAAAGAATTAGTAATCGCTCGATCAGAAGTAGGTTTAAGCCAAGAATTGTTAGCTAATAAAATAGGCTGCACCTCTTCACTGATACACAAATGGGAATGCCACAAGAGAATACCATCAGGTTTTATGTTGATCTGTTGGCTTGATGCATTGGGATACCAGATAGATGTCACGAAAAAAAAGCAAAAGAATAATCTGTCTGTCGTGCGAGAACAAGACTGACTACTTTGTAGCTATACTTAAACGCAATCATGAAGCAACGAATGAAAAATGTTGGTTCATTTGTATGCATTGTTATGAGGAAAACAAATGGCAAACCGCAACAAAAACAAGGGAACTTACCACGAAAAGTGGTTCGTCAACTGGCTTAAAGAACAAGGTATTAAAGCGAAAAGGCAACCCCTCTCGGGCAGCTTGGGAGGAGAGTATTCGGGAGACATCAAGCTCGAACTCAAAGGACACGAACTGGTGGGAGAAGTAAAGTACAGAGATAAGTCTAACTTCCCTAGCCCTTTCACAGTCCTCGAAGGCAGAGACATTGCCTTCTACAAAAGACGGACAGGAACTCCGCAAACGCTAGTCATAATGAGTGGCGAAATATTTCAACAACTAATGGAGGAAAGTAATGGTAACGAAACTACAGAAAGCAGTTGATGCTGCTATATGGGAGGCAAACGTAGGTCGCGTTGCACAATCGCCAACACTACAGCGTGAAGTCTTACGCAAAGGATATTTTATAGACAGTGAAGCTATTCATGCTGAAAGAATTAAACAAGGTGAAACTGTTGGTGAGAACTGGCTCAAAGGTAAGAACAAAGAAGCACTCATCAAAGACCACGGACTAACTGAAGAAGACTTTAAAAAATATACTTGAACCTGTTGCTTATGTGCAATAGAGTAAAAGAAAAAGGAGAACTAAATGGAACGCAGAGGATTTATTGGCGGCTCAGATTGCGTAAAAATTATGCGAGGTGAGTGGCTCGAACTATGGGAAATCAAAACTGGACGCAGAGAGTCAGAAGATTTGTCAGATAATATTGCAGTGCAACTAGGTACATTCACTGAAGACTTCAATCTTCAATGGTTTGAAAAGCAATATCAATGTGTACTTCAGAAACATCAATGGGAAATCGAACAACAGATTGGTAGTATACCAGCCAAAGGAACTATCGATGCGGCTTATGGTTTTATACCTGTTGAAGCCAAGCACACCAACGCATTCAATTCTATGGATGATATTATCGAACGGTATATGCCACAGATACAGCTATATGCAAAGCTTGCTGATACACACAGTGCTTATCTGTCTGTAATATTTGGTAATAGTAAGTGGGAAGGTCGTCACATTAGATGTGATAACGATTACTTCAATAGTATGTGGGCTGTTGTGTCTGACTTCTGGTCATACGTTGAGGCTGATAAGCCACCGCAAGATGTAAACGTACCAATAATTAATCAAGATAATATTCAAGTAGATGATATGGTGATGAGAGATGCAGCACAAGATAATCAATTCGTCGATGCGGCAGTTACATATATACAAGGTTATCAGCATAGCCGAGTATTTGAGAATGCAAAGAAAGATCTCAAAGCTATGGTCTTGCCCAGTGAACGTGAAGTTTATTGTGATCAACTGTCAGTCAGAAGAGACAAGCGAGG